TAGGTCATTTGCTCTTTATTGTCGCACTCTCGTTGAATGTTTACGGATAAAAACAACGCTTCGCACCACCGCTTAACATCTTTCTGGTTTTCAAAAAAATAGTATTTAATCGATTCCTGAATATCGCATGGCTTGCCTAGTTGTTGCGATACTGCCTCTGTCAGTGCAATAGCATAGCGAACCCCGACATTAAAGGTTAAATGTTTCGTTTTTATTTTTGGTTCACTCATACTAGCTAACTACTGTTCCTGTAGTTGGGTATCCAGTTACAACTGCCGATATGGTAAAAGATACCTTATCAGACTTTGGAGCAGATTTGCTCAACGAATCAATAATTAGAAACCCAGAGATATACTGATCCCCAACCTCAATCCCCCCGAATGTAAAAGCAACCGACTCTCTTGCAAGCGCGCTTAATCGAACCTCTTCATAGGTTGCGTTTGTTGCATCATCGGGATTGACCATACATTCAATGCTAAACTTTGCGCTATACTCATCTCCGATATAGGTTTTAGCCCTGTTTGCGCTAAGCTTGTTAGTAGTTTCAATGGTCGAAAATGCTTCATCGAAGGATGTAGACATTTGACCAGCTAAAAGTTTTGTTCCAATTTTCATTAAAACGGATGTTCCGTTTACTCCAGTGTCAGCCATTTTTTAGTTTATTTTTGTTCAACATTAAGTTCATATTTAAGTATTGTTCTGAATATTTGACCATCCTCTGTTAATTCTGTAAATGTTTGTGTACTAGGTTCTTTTAGGACTGAGTTATTAAAATTTGTCATTACCAAATGATCTACTTTTTTAGTATGAATCAATCCTTTTAAAGAGTTTACCACCGCGTTATGCTTTATAGAATCATCAGAGTTCGTATTTATCTCAACGTTAACGGATGCTAAAAAACCGTAATCAATTTTATTTCCCGCCTCGTTATCAATATACCCCCAGATTAAAACATAGGTGTCTGCACCGCTTAGGTTTTTAGGTACAATATCAACATACACAGGAATTGCAACCGAGCTATAGGTTAGCGCGGATACAAGCCTATCATGAATGGCTTTACAGATTTCCGATTTAGGATTTTTCAAGCCCATCGAGTATGTTTTTTAATCTTTCAAATAGCATTTTCTGATTTTTAAACAGCGCAGGGTACATGTACGGTCTGGCTGGTAGGTTTATTTTTTTAATTCCCTTGCCCTTAAACTGCATTGCAAATTCCTCATACCCTGCTGGAACTTCAACCAGTCCGCCTGTTCCAAATTCAATGTACGGTGCATAATGTTTGTTTGTGTAGGCAATCCCAGCCAAATTATCTCTATCCGTAATGCTATGAATACTAGACATAAGACCTCCAAAGCTATACTTAGAACTACTCATTGAGGCGGCGAGGTTCATTTTTGCATCTGTTTCAACATCCAGCGTCGTTGCCTCGATTTCATCAGCAACCTTTTCGGTTATGGCATCACCAAACTCGGATAACTTTTTTATCAAGCCATCCAGCTTTTCTTTTGAGATACTAACTCCTATCGGTTGCTTTGGCATTGATATACGTTCTGTTTTTAAAATTATCCATCTCGATAGAATCAATTCGGTAGGTAATGCCGTTATAAATTAGCTCATCACCATCCTTAATTATTTCTATCGTTTTTACCATTTCCACACTTATTCTTTTGTCTCCTAGCGCAATCCCATTCCTTAATTTCTCCGATCCAGAAAGCTCCTTTATCGATGCAAAATAGTACAGCGTTTTATTCAGCGACCTAACAGAAACACCATCTGCGTTTTTAGACTGGGTATAGGTTTTAATCGTTACGTAGTACCTCATTTCGCCTATGGAAGCCATACTAAATTGGTGTAAGGTTCTAATAATGTATTATCTGGTTCAGTAACGTCTGGGCTATTCCTATTAAAGAACTTATTAACAACTTGGAACACCCACTCCTTAACCATTTCTGGCATATCGGCCTTTGTCGAATAGGTTACCTCGTAAAGAGTGCCACTTGCTGTAAATTCAATTTCTGGCTGAACGTCCCCGGTTATTTCGTAATCAGTAGTTACTATCGAATCTACCTTAACGGAAATAGTGGCGGTAGAGTCATAAATACCTAGCAGCGCAAACTTCTGGCTGCTTGATTTTATTGTAAGCGTTTTAGCAGTAAAAGATCTATTACACTTTTGCTCCGCCTGTTTAATAGCAACCTTTAGTTGACGCGTAATGATTGCATCCTCAACGGTATTGTTTAGCAATCTTAAATATGCCTTACAATCCGTTGTGTAATCTACAAACGTTTCACTACTAATTACTTGTTGATACATGTTTTACTTTTTTGGTCTACCCTTTTTAACCGATGCATTAGTCATCGTTTTGGCCTGTTTTGTTTCCAACGGCTTTTCAAATTTCTCCTCTTTGGTTTCAATTGCCTTCTTGTACTCCTTAATCTCAACTGGCACATCAATTTTTAACGGCTCAACGATTCCTTCCTGTAAATAGAAGCTAGCAACAACATCAGAAAGTTCATGCTCTTCTCCTTTACGGAAGTGATTTCTTGATTTTAAAAATTTGTACTTACCCATACTTACTTTTATTAAAGGTTTATTTTCAAAATACATTTCTTTTACTTGAATATCGTTCAATCGATTAATAACCTCTTTTGGTAAATCAATATTATCGAATCGATTGTTAGTGTGTTCAAACGGAGGGTTCGGATCTCTATATAATCTTCTTCGCTTGCTGATTATGTTGGCAGAATCGGTAAACAACCCATCGGATAACGGTTTTTCACATGCTATCAAACTCGTATTAACATGCCTAAACAAAAAATGATCAATACCTGAGTTATATTCGTAGTCTGGAATATTTCGAGCAAATTTAGTTTTAAACGCTATGTTTAATCCAGTTTTCCAATCACTATTTGGCTCTAGGATGCTTCGATTAAACTTCATAAATATTTTAATAGCCAAATCAAAGAAATATCCTTCGCTTTCGTGATACCAATTAGCATTCTTTAAAGCGTTGTAGGATTGCTTTAATCTCAATGAATGAGAATAGTCATCGGCAGCTTGCAGCAAGAATATCTCAGAATTTTTGTGAGCCTGCCTCCCTATTAGTTGCCATTTTTTTGCAAGATTTATATAACTACTTGGCTTTATTAGTATTATGTTTTTACAGTTTGCTAAATACAGATTGTTTCTATATTTTTCAATCATCTGCTCGGCGCACGAATCATCATGAATTTCCTCACATACAATCAACTCCCATTCGGGGGCTTGCTTTTGATTACATAGCCCCTCAAATGCTAACCAAGCAATTTGCGAACACTTATAAATAGGTAATGCAACTGTAATCATTTGTTTATTATTTGAACCCTCGCGGGGGAACGATCCCCGCTGAATTCCAAAAAGGGTTATTATTTACTAGGTCAATAAGGTCATGGCTGTTTTTGCAGTAGTGAAATCTCCATAAACAAAAGCGGAGTAGTTATTTGCGCTAACCTCAAAAGCCATTCTCTTAGTAAGTACTAAAGTAATGTGTCTTGTCTGAGCATTAGTTCCGTCCTGATCGGCAAGTACCAATTCAAGGGCGAGCCTAATATGCTGCAAACATTTGCTTGAATCACCAACCAAAAACTTTCCGGCAGTCATTCTGGTAGATGTTACCGCCCTTAAGCCTGCAATAGTTCCGGCGGGTTCAAGGTATTGCAGAATTGCATTATCTTTTCCAGCCTTAACTACTTTCAGCTTATTCCAATCCCTAGGATTCATGACTACGAAGTTCGCCGAATGATCGGCTTCTGCAACCTGACCTATTGCTGTTTCGATTACATCCCTTTCGGTTGGATGATAGGTAGTAATGCCTCTATTGTCAAAAACAGATGCAATGGTCGAAAGCCCGTTAAATTCTTCTGGGTTGTCCGTTTCGTCACCGAAAACAAGTTTTTCATCAACCTTTTTATCAAGACGAAGTAGTAGCTTATTCTGGATTTGCCCAAGAAAATTATCAACATCGTCCATAATATTCCTTGAGAACTTAGCCCAAACACCTACGTCTTTAACTGAAAATGCTTTAGTTCTCCACTTCCATGACATCTGCCCGGCGGCATCACCCTCTAAATGAAAGATAGGAACACCCAACTCGTTATACGCTTCTACAATTTCCACACTATTAGAGTTGGTGGGAACAGAAGCGATAATCTCAGAAAGCATAGGCATTGACTCAGGAAGCCAAACCATATTAGGATTATGCTCTACTCGCTGAACATTTCCAGTGTTAGAGGTTGTGATAGACATGGTGTCTACCTTCATCTCAAGTGGAATTACCAGTTTCTCTTTGCGCTGAATTTTAGCGATAGCCTCAGGGGTGAGAGCCTTTTTGATCTGTTGGATTAACGTTTCTCCTTCATTCTTTTGCTCCCCAATCTTAATAGCCTCAAGTTCCTTGGTCAGGTTATCAAGTTGTTCCTGGAATTTAGTATTTGTGGCTAAAGATTTAATTTCAACAAGTTGATCTGATAATTTTTTAATTTCAGCGGTAACATACTCTTCCTTTACCAACCCAAGTGTTGCCTTGCTTTGAAGATCGTTTATTTCCTTTATTAAACCGTTAGCGAATTTGCGCTCTTTTTCTGTGATTTCTGGAATATCATCTAAGAAAGCCAATCCGGGAACAACGGCTAATGCAACCCCGGCTCCAGCCAAACCGAATAGCGAGCCAAGCGCAAAAATACCGATAATAGCGATTATGCTAATCGCAAACATTTTAATTTTCATTGATTTAATTTTATTGTTTTCATTATTTTTTCGAAATCAATATCTTTTTTCTGTGGCTCAACTGCTATTGAAGTGGATGCCTCCGGCTTCAATTCCTTGAGTACATTTTCAAAGGTTGATTTCATTACTTCAAGTTGTATTACAAATTCCTCATAGGTTTCGTCCGTATAGTTAGTTCGATTTCTTAATGCTTTAATAATCGAATCATAACGTTTTACCCATTCCTTAGCGTAAAGGTCAAGCTCTTGCTGTGATTTAATTACTGGGGTATTCATATTTGCTCCCCAGCGATCTAAGCTAGAACCCTCCCAAAGTTTAACTTCTGATATTTCTCTAGTATTCTCGCCTTGGTTTATCTTACCATCTACTAATTGGAATCCAATTGAATGCTCGGTTATGATTCCATCCATATACATAGAAAGAACATCATTACCCAAGGCATGATTCCCAATTTTAGAACGAAATCCTAAACCAAATTCATCCTCCCATAATTTTTCTAAAACTCCAACGGTAGACCAATGATTAAATAAATGCTTAATTCGCTTGGATGCGCTCATGGGGCCGTTCTCCTGAATAGATTTAGCGAAAGCACCTCGCCTAATAATATCATTATCAGAATCAACAACGTCAAAAGATGAAAAGTAACCCTCTACTATTCTGTCCTTTTGGTTTAATTCTTTTAGATTCAGTTTACAATCCTTTACTAACATAGCTTTATATTATTCGTTTATATCCCTGTTTATATCCGCATGTATTTTCGTTTCCTCCACTTGCATTAGGATCGTCC